CATGGATGTGTGGAACAACGAGGACCGCTGGTCGTGTTACTGCCATCGCTGTCACGAGGGTGGCGTGGTGTACAAGGAGCACCAGCGGATACGGCAGGCAGTAGTAGAGCCGGACCGCGTGGGGCCTGTACCTGCAGGCGCTTTTCGCTTGGCGGAAGCGAGTGCCTTTGAACAGCAACAGATATGGTCCTTGCTATGCCGCAAGGGCTGCGCACCGGGTGTGATACCCGAGGAGACGATATGGTACGACAGGTCGGTACGCAGGATCCTCCTGCGGGACGAGGACGTCTGCTTGGGCCGCGCACTGGATCCGAACAGGCTACCGAAGTGGCTCCCATACGGGGCTTGGCACGGGAAGCCGATGATATGGGCGACGCGAACAGGTGCCGCGGGAACGCCAGCTGCGGACTCTGCCGAGAGTGGCTTGCTGATCCTGACCGAGGACGCACTCTCGGCCTACAAGGTGGCGAAATCAATCGATACCTATGCGCCTGGAAGCTCGGCAAGCGTGGTGGCCACCCTCGGGACCACAATTACGGATAGGTTCCTGCCGTACTGCCTCGGGAGGCAGGCAGTGCTTTGCATGTACGACGGTGATCCGGCTGGCCTGCGTGGCTACCGGGCAATGAGACAGCGCCTTGCTGTGTGGCAGCAACCTGTGGTGGATATGCGGCCCGAGCACGGCGACCCAAAGAACAACGACTTGGCGGCAATTGCTGAGCGTTTACAGGAGTGGTTATGAGTCAACCATTAGCAGTGTACCCAACTGGCTCGGCGTACATCGTTGACCGGGCATCGGCGCAGGACAAGGACCTCGTGGTGTTGTTCGAGACGTTCGAGCAGGCACAAGATTACATCAACCAGAGTGTATCGTTCGCTGGTTGGGATGTGTGCGGCCAGGACTATGGCGATGATGGCACCCACTTCAAGGCTATCCGACGTGGCGACGACAACGAGATCGTTGTGTGGGATTACGTGCAGTTTATCCGGTGGGTGGCATTCACTGAGCTGGCTAAGAAGCTGGGCATGTCCTCCAAGATGGAGCGTATCGAGTTGAGCAGAGCGCTGGTCGGCAGCGACCCCATGGCGGCGCAGAACATCGTGCGGTACTCGCCGGTGTATGAGCGCATGTCCGAGATTGCAGACCTGTACATTCAATCGTGAGGTGACCCTTGGATCTTAACGTGCTGGCGGCACTGCGTGACCGCAATAAGTTCCGGCAGCTGCGGGGCGCGGTGCCTGATTCCCTGCTGGGCCAAGAGACCGTGGCCATGCTGCAATGGTACGGCTCGTACTTCAACGCATTCCCTGACAAGGACTACGTGGAGACAGATGTGCTGCGCTCGCTGTTCACCCTGAAGGTGGGCAGCACTGCGACACCTGAGCAGCTGGCCGTGATGCGGTCGCTGATGAACAAGCTGGACGAGCCGGTCGACTCGGAGGTAATCGACGGCATCACTACCATGCTGTACGAGCGCGACTTCGCAGGGCGGGCAGCTGCCCTGCTGAACACGTACGACAACGGCGGCGAAGTGGACATCACGTACGAGCTGTGCCGCATGTCCAGCGAGAACATGCGGCGCATCTCAGCGTCTGCCCCATCGTCGTACATCGACACCCCAATCGAGGACATTCTCGCTGACTTCGGGGAAGATCGCGGCTTGAAGTTCCCGACTGCTGCGCTGCAATCTACCATAGCCGGGCTTCAGGGTGGGGATAGCATCGCCATCGCAGGCCGGCCCGACAAGGGCAAGACGAGCTTCATTGCAGCAGCAACGACAGGCTTCGCCAAGCAACTGCGTAGCCTGGGCTTGGATGGCCGCCCGATTCTGTGGCTGAACAACGAGGGCTCGGGCAAGCGGATCATCCCACGGATCTACCAAGCCGCCTTGAACATCACGTTTGAGGAGATGGTTGCGCAGTCGAACGCCGGCACATTGCGTGCAGCGTATCAGGCAGCCATGGACGGGCAGACAATCCGGGTCAAGGACTGCCATGGCATGACGCTCGGGCAGCTAGAGCAGATCATCGAGGAGATGAACCCGTGCGTGGTGGTGTTCGATATGCTCGGGAACTTCCGCATGCCGAACACAGGTGGCGGGAACAAGACCGATGCACTGGAGCAGATGTGGCAGGAGGCCCGTGAGATGGCCGTGCGCCACGACTTCGTGGCAATGCCGACCATCCAGATCAGCGCCGACGGCGACAACATGCTGTTCCCGCCGTATAGTGCGCTCAAGGATAGCAAGACCGGGGTGCAGGGTGCGTGTGATGTGATCCTCATGATGGGTGCCTTGAACAGCATTGACATGGACACCGTGCGTGGCTTTAGCACGCCGAAGAACAAACGGCAGATGCCGGGTAAACCAAGCAACGCGCAGAACACGGTGTTCTTTGATGCGCCGACCTGCCAATTCCTAGACGGAGATGTGTGATGTACACCTACACAGTAACTACCAACGACGGCCTTCAACACAAGGTGAAGGCCGCTGATGTGCTTACCAGTCATAGCACCGGTGTGCCTGTGCTCGTTGATGACGAGCAGGTAACTGTCGCTATCTTCTACAATGTTGTAAGCATTGTGCGCGAACAGCCAAATCTGCAGGTGGTGAAATGACCGAGCAAACCAAGAAGCCCACCCCAAGAAAGAAGGCAGCTGCCGCTAAGCCTGTACTCACAACCGAATCCAGCTCGCCGCAACTGGACGAGGCTGCATTGCTGGCGCAGTTCGCTGTGGGCCTGCTGCGCGACGGCACTGGCCGCATTGGTGCTACTGATGTGGCGCTGCGCCAACGTGTGCAGGATGCGTTCGCCAGAGCGCGTGTCATGCTGGACGAATTCAAACTTCAACTCGGAGCCTGATATGGCCAAGCAACCCCGCCTGCTGGTAGTGAACTGCCACCGCCCCGTGAACTGGAACGAGGCCGCGATGCTTCGCTGCATTGAATCTGCAGGGTACGTGATCGCCCAGACCAAGAAGGATGGGCTGCGGTTCCACGCCTTCATCGCCGCCGACGGCGAGGTGTATATCGTCACCCGTGAGGGCATCGAGCTACGCTCCCTAGCCCTGCACAAGGAACGCCTGCGTGGGCTCCTGCAGGCCCTCCCCAAGGGCTTTTACATCGACGGTGAGGCGGTAGTACCGGATATCACGTTCGAGGCCTGTAGCGGCCTCCTGCGGCGCTTCCAGGCTATACCGCTGGAAGACGCGGTAGACTTCTGGGTGTGGGACACGGCGCCGCTGGGCGTACTCATGGGTGATGAGTCGAGTGATGAGCCGCTGACCGGCCGGATACGCACCCTGATTGGTGCGCTCATGGCCAGCAACTCGGAGGCCCAGCTCATTCCGATGGACACCGCGCACAGCATCGAAGAGCTGAACACGCTGTTCGACAAGGCCCGGGACAACTTGGAGGAGGGGCTGGTGGTCAAGGACCCTAGTCTGCACCATCGCAATGGCAAGGTGACCGGGGCTTGGAAGATGAAGCCTAGCGATACCTGCGACGGACGCATAGTCGGCTTCGTGATGGGTACGCCCGGCCTAGGCAATGCCGGGTACGTGGTGGGCTTCACCGTCGAGTTAGAGGATGGCACGCTATGCGATGCCACCGGGCTAACCCAAGAGATGATGGACTACTGCACGACAGCCAAGGGTGCAGGCGGGCAGTTCTCGCTACTTGGCCGGTACGTCGAGGTATCCTACATGGAGAAGACCGCGAGCGGCAGCCTGCGGCACCCGAACTTCGTACAGTTCCGTGATCTTGACTATGCACCGGGATGGAAATCGTAATAGAAGGACACCTTTAGCACAGTGAGAGAGTAGAGCGGAATGTATAAGATTCTAATCGTAGATATCGAGACTGAGAATAGACCGTGGTATGGGCAGGTAGCCTCCCCATTCAACCCTGAGAACTACATTGTGGCCCCGGGTTGGCGGGTGGATACCGTGCACGATGACGGTAGCATCGACGAGGGCGAGGTGCAGTACAGGTACTTCCACTCAGCAGAGGAAGCTGATGCCGGGGCTGACTGGTTCAACGTACTGGATGAGTGCAGCATCATGGTTGCGCACAACAGCATGTTCGAGCAGAAGTGGTTCCTGAGCAAGCACCGCAGTGTGCTGGAGGCGTTCCTGAAGCGGGGCGGGCGTATAGCCTGTACCCAGCAGGCAGAGTACCTGATCTCGAACCAGCAGGAACTGTACCCATCCCTTGACGAGACTGCCATCAAGTACGGCGGCACGCACAAGGTCGACGGTGTGAAGATCCTGTGGGAACAGGGATACCTCACCAGCCAGATCGACAAGGACCTGCTGATCGAGTACCTAGCCGGCCCGTCGGGTGACATCGAGAACACGGCCATTACGTTCTACGGCCAGATGGCCAAGCTGGAAGAGCTTGGTATGACCCAGATGTTTTGGGAACGGTGCGAGGCGAAGCTGGCGTTCGGGTACTGCGAGTGGTTCGGCCTGCATGTGGACCCCGAGGTGGCCGAGAAGAACCGGGCAGCGCAGGAGGCAGAGATCGCATCCCTGCGTGAGCAGCTGCAGGGGCTCCTCCCAGCCGACTTGCCACCCGAGGTGGAGTTCAGCTGGACTAGCCGGTACGACCTCTCAGCGCTGATCTACGGCGGCCCTGTGAAGGGACGCATCAAGGTGCCGTACGATCCACCCCAGTACGTGAAGATCGATTGTGTTGAGACGCTAGATGGTGATCAGCTGCCTTGGAAGGACGGCGAGATTTACGTCGACGGGGAATGGTATGAGCCCGCCGCTCTGGAGCAACTTGAACAGGTAGCCTTCAAACGCTATGCCAGTGGTAAGAACAAGGGCCAGATCAAGGTGGTACGTGTCGACTCCGACGAGGAGAAGCTAAAGTGGGGCGAGCTGGTCTACCAGATGCCCGGCCTTGTGAAACTGGAGGAACTGCCCGATGTGATCAAGGCGAAGTACCTCGGCAAGCGCGCTGAGTTCCGCGGCAGCCAGTTCCTATGCGACGGCGTGACCCCAGTGTACAGCACCGCTGAAGACGCACTGAAGGGCCTGAAGAACTTTGTGCCTGAGGTCAAGCTCATGGTGGAACTCTCCAAGCTGGAGAAGGACACCGGCACGTACTACCTGCGGACGGAGTACAACAAGGACGGCTCGGTCAAGGAAGTGAAGGGCATGCTGCAGTTCGTGCAGAAGGAGGACAACATTGTCCACCACAGCCTGAACACCGAGGCCACGACCACAACCCGCCTGAGCAGCTCCCGACCGAACCTGCAGAACCTGCCCCGGGCAGACGAGGATGCCGACGGCGAGGCGAAGTCCCGCGTGAAGGAGATGTTCACCAGCCGGTTCGGCGCGCAAGGCCGGATCATCGAGGTGGACTACAGCGCGCTGGAAGTGGTGATGCTGTGCGCCATGACCAAGGACATGGACCTGCTGAAGCTGCTGCAGGCCGGTACCGACATGCACTGCTACCGCTTGGCGTTCCAACTGGGCGAGCCGTACGAGGAAGTGTTGGCCAAGGTCAAGGACGAGAAGCACCCAGAGCACGGTAAGTACAAGGCGCTGCGCTCGAACATCAAACCCCTGAGCTTTGCGGACCAGTACGGTGCGTCGGCTGCTGGGCTGGCGTTCAACACGGGCTGTACAATCGAGTTCGCTGAGCAGTTCCAAGAGAACGAGGCGAAGCTGTTCCCGATCAGCCGTGGATATAGGCAGGTAATCATCGACGAGGTGAACCGCACCGGCTCGCAGCCGAGCGGCATCCACCGCGAGATGTACGATAACGGCCGCTGGGGTGTGTACCGCCGCGGGTACTTCGCCGGCCCAAGCACCACCCGGTACAGCTTCCGCCAGCACCCGACTTGGGACAAGGAGTCCCGGCAGGAGATCATGGCGTTCAAGCCAACGCAGATGGCGAACTACCCATTCCAAGGCGAGGCTGGGTTCATGATGTCATCCAGTATGGGCCGCATCTGCCGCTGGCTGATCAGCAAGGACTGGTTCGACAATCAGGTGTGCCTGATCAACAACGTGCACGACGCCGCGTACATGGACGCCGCGAATGAGGCGGTAGGCCGCGAGGCAGCACTGGGCGCCAAGGCTATCATGGAGGATGCACCGAGGCACCTGACAGCGCTGTGGCCGGCGTACGATATGGCCGATGTACCCTTCCCTGCTGCGGCAGAGATGGGGCCTTCGATGATGACCAAGACACACGTAGAGTAGGAGGTAAGATGGATGCACTGATTCGGGAGCGCCTACTAATTGACCCGACCAGCCCGACTGGGCTGCGGTGGCGAAAGCGGTACAACAATAGGACGCGGCCTGATCTAGTAGCATTCCCTTCTGTGCGTAAGGGTTACTACGTAGGCAGGTTGGGCGGCCAGAATCTGGAAGCACACCGTGTGGTGTTCTTCTTACACAACGGATACTGGCCAGACTTGATAGACCACTGGGACCGCAACAAGCAGAACAACCATCCAGATAACCTACGTGATCGGAGCGTGCAGGACAATAACCAGAACGTAATAGGCCGAGGATGGGTGCGGCATCAAGGCCGATACCAAGCGCAGATCACCGTATCTGGTAAGGTCCTGTACCTCGGTATGTATGATACACCGGAGGCCGCTCATGAAGCGTACCTAATAGCTAAGGCCGTGTATCACACGACCAATCTCTAGTCTGTACTTGCAGCGTAATATCCCAATCCCGAAACGAGGAAACATGAATGTCTCTTGATATCCTGAACAGCCTGATCGAAGATGCCATCGAACTGCAATCCGTTGACCTGACCGAGACCGGCACTGGCGGCGGTGGCATCATGCCAGAAGGCTATGCCATGGCCCGGCTGGTGACGTACGTTGAACTGGGCCAACAGCCACAGGAATTCAACGGCAAGCCCAAGAACCCCGCTGACGAGTTCTTCGTTGGCTTCAAGCTCTTTGGCGGCGACGGTGACTGCTACGATGGGCGATTCATCAAGACCTTCGACCTGGCCCTGAGCAACAACGCCAAGGCCGGCGCGAAGGTGCTGTTCGACAAGCTGAACTGGAAGGGCGACATGAAGCACATTGCCCAAGCACTGGGCCGTGCCTTCCTCGTACCAATCATCATCAAGAAAGGCGCGGACGGCAAGGAGCGCAACCGCATCAACCTCGCCGGCATCCTGCCACCGATCGATGTGGTGAGCAAGTCCGCGTATCCGATCCCTGAAGTGGACATGGGCGACCTGAAGTACTTCTTCTTCAACAAGCCGACCAAGGGCACTTGGGAAGCACTGTTCGTAGAAGGCCAGTGGGACGACGGCGGCAGCAAGAACAAGGTGCAGGAGAAGATCATGTCTGCGCTGAACTTCCCAGGCTCCGAGCTGGAGCAGCTGGTGAGTGGCGTGGTACTGCCAGACCTGCAGGACGAAGCCCCAGCGGATGAGCCTGTTGCTGAGCCGGCCACACCGGCCCCTAAAGCCAAGGCCGTGCCGAAGATGCCTTCCATGCCAGCTATGCCGAGCCTTCCAACCCCATCGGAGTAACTCATGGACCTGACCAGCTTGCTGGACGGGTTGCCTGACCAGTTCGAGCGTGCCGTCTCCGGGCGCACGCTCATTCTGGACAGTGACTTCCCTGCATACCAAGCGGCTGCCACCGTGAAGAAGCTGCCGACGGCGCTGACGCGGTTCCAGACGCTGGTGGAGACCGAGGTATTCCTGACCAGCGCGATGAACGTGCAGGTACACCTCACCCCACGGGGCTGCACGAAGTGCAGGCGGTACGACTACCCCACGGCCAAGCCCTACCAAGGCAACCGGGAGGGCAAGGCGAAACCGCCCCTGCTGGAACCCCTGCGGATGCAGATCCCAAACCACGAGTGGCCCGAGCACTGGTCGGTGTTCTCATGGATGGACCGCGAGGCGGACGACGGGATGATGATGCAGAGCATGATGCTCGGGGACAAGGGTGTGATCAGCTCGGGCGACAAAGACCTGTGCATCACCCCGAATCCGTACTGGATCATCGATGAGGGCAGGCTCGACATCATCGACAACCGCTTCGGGTGGATCAAGCGGAAGGAGTGGGACAAGGACTG